CTTCGGCTGCAGGGTTATCGAGCGGATCGGTGGCGGGTCGGATCCAATCTACTTAATTGATCCGGAGATGTTGGGCCGGCTTTACCTCGGTGACATGGCCTTCGACGTCGACCCTTACGGCGGGTTCGCCAGTAACACAACGTCCCTGAGAGTGGAAGTGAATGGCATTTATCACGTCCGCAACGTTCAGGGTGCCTTCCGCGTGGCGGCGACATAGTCATGGCGAAGGTCACAGTCACCGTTCCGTTCAACGTCACCTTCCCGGTGGATGGTCATGTCTACCGGGAGGGCGAGACGTTCCAGCTCGAACGCGACGAGCTGGTGGACGCGTTCATCAGGAACGGCAACTTGGTTGAGGTCAAACGGAAGAGGTCCTGATGGGCCTCTTCCGGAAGGTCGAAACTCGCCAGCAGTTTATTGTGCCCAGTGAGCTCGTCGGCCAGGGCAACTACGCCGACTTCGACCCGATCACACCCGATTCAGCGTTGCGATTGTCCAGCGTGTGGGCGTGCGTCGCCCTGTTGGCCAACACGATCAGCACGCTCCCGCTGGATGTCTTTCGAGGTGACGAGTCGATCCCCGCCCCACCGTTCCTGGCCTCCCCGGCGGCGGGGTGGACCCTCGAACAGTGGTTGTGGGCGCTCATGCAGTCCCTGCTGCTGCGAGGAAACTCCTATGGGCTCATCACCGCCCGCTCCGGCCCACGCCTTACCCCGTCGCAGGTAGAGCCGATCAACCCAGACAACATGAGTGTCCAGGTCGAGGCAGACGGAACCGTCAGTTACCGCTTCAAGGGCCGGGTCCTGGACCCCAGCGATGTGTGGCACGTGGCCGCCCACCGCCCCGCGGGATCGCCAGTGGGCCTGAGCGTGGTGGCACACGCCGCCGAGACGATCGGCCTGGGGCTCGCGGTGCAACGGTTCGGCCGTGCCTTCTTCACCGATGGAGCAACGCCATCCGGCCTATTGACCGTGGAAAGTCAGATGGACCAAGTCGGGATCGACCGGGCCAAGGAGCAGTTGCGGGCGGTTACCAGAGGAAAGCGCGAGCCCCTGATCGTCAGCGGCGGCGGAGCCGGAGGGGTGAAGTGGCAGAGTCTGTCCGTCAACCCAAACGAATCGCAATTCGTCGACTCCCGCAAGTTGGGGGTCAGCGAAATCGCGCGAACGTTCGGCGTGCCGCCAGAAATGGTTGGCGGTGAAGCCGGCAATAGCTTGACGTACACGAACGTCGAATCCCAGGGCATGCATTTCGCCCAGCACAGCATCTTGCCATGGGCGATCAGGCTTGAGAGCGCAATCAGCACGCTGCTTCCTCGTGGACAGACCGTGAAATTCAACCTCGACGGTCTTAGGCGTGCCGACACGAAGTCGCGTTACGAGGCGCATGCGATCGCACTGGCGTCGGGGTTCATGACCGTTGACGAAGTCAGGGCCTTGGAGGACCTAGGACCCATGCCCGCCGCGAGCTCGCCGCCGAACCTCCAGGCCGTCGAAGGGACGGGCTCATGACCATCGAGATCCGCACCGCACCACTGGAGTTGGAACTACGCGACGACGGCGACGGGCGCACCCTTCACGGCGTACTCGTGCCCTACGGCAGAGAGGTCCGCGTCGGTTCCTATGTCGAGTCCTTTGCCTTCGGTGCCTTCACCGATACTGATCCATCGGCCGTTCCCTTATTGGCGCTCCACGATCACGAGAGCCTGCCAATCGGCCGCGCCATGAGCCTGCAAGAGACCCCAGCGGGCCTTGAGGGCGCATTGCGCGTGTCAGAGACCCGAGCGGGCGATGAGGTCCTTACGCTGATCCGGGATCGTGCCGTAAGCGGCTTGAGTATTGGCTTCACTCCGATCCAGGATCGGTGGAACGCCACTCGGTCGAAGGTCGAGCGGCTCAAGGCGAGCCTCCGGGAAGTCTCCGTAACACCTTTCCCCGTTTATCCCGATGCTCGGATCGCGGCTGTCAGGTCGGAGGAGCTCCTCCGGACTCCTCGCCTCACCGTGGCGAGGTATCGCTTCTAAGCCTGGGGGGTCTTGCCATGGGACAGATGGATGGGGTCGAGGCCCCCAGGGGCGCCTACCGTCGTCATCATTCCTGCGGCCCATTCGCGGGGGGGCCATCGAAGGGTGGTCCCCTCATGTCCCCCCTTGCTGATGGGTGACGCTACGTTGGGCCTGCCCCGCTCCTGCGCCTACCCGGGGTGCCCCGAGGTGGTGATCGGCACCCCCCGGTGCCCTACCCACGCCGTGTCCAACACTCAGCGCACCGGTAGCAGGGCCCGCAAGGTGGCAGCCAAGATGAAGGCCGAGCAGCCATGGTGCTCGAGCTGTGGCAGCCCGGGCACAGCAGCCAACCCACTGACCATCGACCACATCGTCCCCTTGTCGAGGGGTGGAACGAACGCGAGGGAGAACAAGATGGTGCTCTGCTATCGGTGCAACCGAGCGAAGAGTGATGCAGTCGGGACAGTCCGGACCGTGACCAACGATCACAACATCGTGATCGCATGAAAGTTTTGGACATACACCCCCCGAAAGATGGTAGTGCCGCGAGGCGATTGACCCCGAAAAATCGGTCCTGGGAGGGTTCAGGACGCAAGGCGGCCTCCCCCACGCGTTTCGGCCCGAAAGCGGCCGTATCCGCCGAACCGTTGCCCCTGGACGGCCTACCTGAGGTCGGAGGTGCCCGGGTGGTGGCCTTCCTCGAGCAGTTCATCGTGATGCCGAAGGGCACCGGAGCCCGCAAGCACATGGTGGTGCGGGACTGGCAACGGGATCGGATCAACGATCTGTACGACCGGGATCCTCGCCCCCGGATGGCCCTGTGGTCCATGCCTCGGGGTCAGGGCAAGACCTCCCTCGCCGCGCCCATGGGCCTGTACGCCCTCCACGCAGATGGGGTGCATGACGCAATGGTGGTGGTGGTCGCAGCGGACGAGCGCCAGGCCAGCAGGCTCTTCAACATCGCGGTCCGAATGACCGAGCTCTCCAAGCCGCTCCTGGACCGGACCCAGATCTTCCGCGACCACCTGTACGTCCCCGGCTCGGGCTCCACGTTCTGCGTGCTCCCCGCGGAGGCCCACCGTCTCGAGGGGCTCGACCCCTCGATGGCCATCATCGACGAGATCGGGGTGGTGAACCGTGAGACCTATGAGGTCACCGCTCTCGCGGCAGGCAAGCGCGACCACAGCTTGACCTTGATGATCGGGACGCCGTCGGCGACCCGGGAAGACAGCGTCATGTGGGACCTACGTACCGAGGCGCTGGCGACCCCCGATCCCAGCTTCGTGTTCTTCGAGTACACCGCCCCGGACCTGGATCACCCCGTGGACTGCCAGCATTGCTGGGAGGTGGCTAACCCGGCCCTGGACGATCTGCTCCACCGCGATGCCGTCGTCGCCCTGCTCCCGCCGAAGGTTCGGGAGGCCACGTTCCGCCGGAAGCGGTTGGGGCAGTGGGTCGAAGACGCCATGCACCAATGGATGGCACCGGAGCTGTGGGCGGCATGCGTAACGCTTGAACCCTCAACCAGCGATCGAGGCGACCTGATGTGGGTCCTGGGCCTGGACGGCTCAGCCACGGGCGACGTCACGGCCTTGGTCGCGGTCTCCGTGGAGGACGTGCCCCACGTCGAGGTGATCGACTACTGGCAGCCGAGCACCCAGGATCCCGTCCCCGTCCTCGACGTCGAGGAGGCGATTCGGATCGCATGCAAGGAGCGGCAGGTAGTGAACGTGGTCGCTGACCCGTTCCGATGGACCAGGTCACTCCAGGTGCTCGCCGGCGAGGGCTTCCCGGTGCTGGAGTACCCGCAGACCCCGGGCCGGCTCTCACCGGCCACCAACAGCTTCTACGAGGCGGTCGTGAACAGGGCCCTGACCCACGATGGGAACAAGGAACTGGCCCTGCACATGGCCCACGCCATCATCAAGGCCGATCCTCGAGGGGAACGGATCGTGAAGGACTTCAAGAAGTCTCCCCGGCGCATCGACCTGGCGATGGCCAGCATCATGGCGTTCGATCGTGCGAAGGAGCTGGTCGGGAAGACTGTGACGTTCTGGTGAGCGTGACCACAGTCCCGAAATGGGCTTGTGGTCGAACTCTGCCCCCGATGCGGGAAGGAAGATATCACCGACAAGGCGACCGGCTGGGGTGCCAACTGCGCCAACGAGCACCTAGTCGAGCAGTACATGGCCCGAGAAACTGAAGCAGCAGACTTACGGCACCGGAAATGGAAGCAGCGCTCGGACAGCCCCGAAGCTCTCAAATGGCGTCAGAGGAAACACAGACTGCACGCCGCCGTTCAGCCCAAGGAACGCCCCGATGCATATACCGATCCGTGGGAGCTTGCTCATGAGGCTCTGAATCACTTGGCGAAGATCCGCGAGATCGTGCTCCGGGGCAGAGGTGGCCGGGAACACTGGGAGGCGATCGCGGAGGCGATCAAGCAGCTAGCGGTCGGGCCGGAGGACTAGCCCTGGGGCAAGGCTTCCACGGCGTTCTCGACCGCCTTCACCGCATCAATTAGGCCATCCATTTTCTCGTTGATGCGTTCCAGGATGTTCGCGACCTGATCGGTATATCCCCCCACGTCCTCGAGAAGATTCGTAAGCCGCTCGAACTGCTCTTGCTCGATCTTCACCTCGTCGGCCATCTCTCCCTCCCTCCCTTCGTTAGAGGCTACTCCCGGTTGGGTGGGAAGGGGCCGGACCTCGTGCCCGACCCCCTCCCGGTATCCCGGCCCGCTCAGTCTGTGGAGAGAGGGGAAGGCCAGGAATCGTGTCCTCCGGGCGAGGAAGGGGCCTGGAGGCAAGTGCTAGGAAGATTGCCCGAGCCCGCGAGCTCTCGGGGTGGTCGAGCATGAGGTGCCGGAAGACGTTCTCGGTCCCCGACGTGTAGTGGGCCTGGGGACAGTACGGGCACTGGATCTTGTCCATCGGCTCTTCCTCCCGATGATAACGCAAGAGCACCTTGCGCCATCTGCTACCATCTGTCAAGAGGCGATTGCATAATGGATAGGGGGATTTTCGTGGGCCAGACTCCGGGGGTGGCACCGCCCCGAAAGGCGCTCACCGCCGCCCAGCGGCGGGCGGTGGATCGTGCCACCAAGAAGCTCCAGGAGGCCGAGGGCGAGCTGGAGGAAGCCCGTCAGGAATGGGCTAGCGTGGTTTCAGGGCTTCCCCAGTCCGACGTGGCACGCCACCTGGGGATGACCCGGCAGGCGGTAGCCCACCGGGTCAAGGCCGCCCGCAAGCGCTAGGGCTGACCTCAGCGGATAACTCTGCCCGTTCCGCTCGCCCGGGTTATGCACAAACCGCAGGCCAGCACAGCGTTGAGTGCCGGATAGTTACAAGACAGCTGCTCTGCCAACTGAGCTACGCCAGCCTGCGACCGAGTGTACCGCTCAGCTCTGGCGCGACGGCAGGACGAAGGCGTACAGGACAGCAGCCAGTGAGGCCGCGGCGTTCAGCGAGGCCACCCGACCGCGCATGGGCAGCCGGACCAG